AAAGTCCGCCAATTTCTGACTTTTCGACGTACCCGTGGCCGTCACGAGCATGCCGGATGCATTAATGCCCGACACCTCTGGCAATCCAGTAATGAACTGCCCAAAGGAAACGGCAGTGTTGACGCCATTCTGGCTCATTGGCACCAGATCGCCGACAGCAGGCACAGTACCGGCAGGCAGCGACGCGATGGCATAGCCGGACGCGGCGGATAGGGTGCCACCATTAATAATCAAATTCGTGCCGACGGTCAGTGCCTCCGGAGTACCGACGCCGCTTGACGACCGGCCAAGAACCGTTTGGCTTGGGACCGAAAGAGTGGGCTGTAGGCCCGCGATCACCTGCCCTCGCGTCACCTTAACCGCGACGCCATTCTGGCTAGCCATCATCTCATCGGAATCTGATGCTGCAGTTGCGGGGGCAAGTTGATCGATGGTTGGCATGCGTCACTTAACTCCAGGGGGAGCAGGGTTTGAATCAGCCAGAGAGGATCGGATTTCCGTTCTGATCAGTGATCATCGCACCACTACCAGTCTCCAGCGCGGCTGCTGGAACCGCAGGAGTAGATAGCGATAGAACAGGCAAGAGAATGCTTCGCTGAATCGAGCGGCCGTTGGCCGTGCCTATTGCAATGGTCACTGTATAGACAGTGCCCGCCTGCCCTCCGGACAGCCAAAACACGGCAATCGGCCCGTCCGCCGTGGCCGAGGTTAATGTAACATCACCGGCATTCGCTGGGCTGATGGTTGCATCGAGCGTTTGTATGGCATCCCCGTCATTGCCCACCAGTGCAGGTGAAATGTCGAATAGATAGTCGAGAATGTCGGCCGGGTCTTTGGTGGGCCAATTGAGAGGAGGCGGTGCCGATGCTAGCGCGCCGCGAGGGACCGGGATGAAGCTATCTAACACCACAGTACGCGCACTACTCGGCTTCCAAACATGTGATGCTTGCGTCGCCATGGGCTGCTCCGGAGATATACTGTCGGCGACTTAGCGCCATGTTCCGCTCGGCGTCGAAATTCGTGTAGTCGGCGTGAGCCTATACGATGGCCGACATGATCTGTTCTGTCGGAAACTCTGTAGAAGATGGCGCGCTAAAGCCACACCCGTCGTAAACCCAACCGTAATTGATTCCAGATACATCAGAGACGTCAATCCAAACAAGGTCACGGTGGAACATTGCATTGATATCGCCGTCGGTCGCCAAGAATTCGACAACAATATTTTCTTCAACACGGGCGTAGATTTTCATTTTCATGGTTACCATCTGACAATTACCAACCCGGGTGCCCCCATTCCGCCGGGCTGCGCCGTATTGTTGTTCTGACCTGTGCCCGATCCGGATGCCCCACCAGCAGGGGCTTGGCCGTTGATGGCATAGCTTGTCGCCACGTGAGTCATGCCGCCACCCAGAGCTCCCCCGCCGCCGGCGCCCCCAATATTGCTCAATCCGTTGCCACCACTGCTTCCCCCGACATTGATGTCACCACCAACACCAAGACCCACCGTCGACGCGCCGAGCCACGGATTGGCAACCGTGGCAAGAGGATTGAGACCGCCGCCGGTCGCCGATACATAACTGCCAAAGCTGGTACTGCTACCAGGGCCTGGTGCGGCGCTCGTACTACCGGCGGAGCCACCGGCACCCACGGTGACCGAAATCACCTGCCCCGATGTCAGCCCAGTGATGCGCTTACGAGCATACCCACCACCGGCACCACCACCGCTTGGCACCGTAGCAGCGGACGCATACGAACCGCTACCCGCTCCCCAGACTTCCACCTCGATCTGCGACACTCCAGTTGGCACAGTAAAGCTTCCGGACGTCCCAAAGGACTGCACGCCAGACGCAAAACCGGGCCTCAGGACCGGCAATTTCCAGCCAAGGAACGGCGCACCAGGAGAGACCGTGATTGACGCCACTGTCACTGCGGTCTGGCCGTACGATGCGGTAATGACGTAGAGCCCGACCCACCCGTTGTCGATGGGAGGCGTAGCCTGCGTGCCAACGTTGGCGGCCGCCCCTGCCTTCAACTGCAGCTGAACCCTTTGCGTACGTATCGTATTTTGTGCAACTCCGGAATTTGTTGGACCGCTGTAGGGTTGCGATGGATTGGACGCATTGTAGTAGGGCAGAACTACCGGCGAGCCATCAGCCTCCTGCAGTGCCGCCTGGATGAGGAAGTTCGTTGCCTGTCCCGACGTGGTGGGTGGTGTGATCGTAAAGGTAGTGGACGCGAGATTGATGCCCATCTTGATCAGCTGATCAGTGCTGTCCGAAGCAAGCGAGCCATAGGCAAGCGTATCTACCACCGACAGCTGCGTGATGCTGCCAGGCCCAACCGTCACACTCAGAGACGCAGGCGTTGTCGGCGAGCAAGCCAATCCGTCAACGATAGTGCTGGTGCCGAGAACCATTTGCGCCAGATAACCCAGCGCTATCATCGTATTGCGATTAAGAGACAGAAGATCGCTGTCAAGCGGAATCGCACCGGGATAAACGATGTTTCTGTCCATAATGCCTCGTGTAAATTTTCACACTCTATCTTCGAGCAGCCAAGCAGCGATCAGTTCTCGATACGTGTCCAGGCAATTGCTGTCACGGGCAGTACGTCCGCTATAGCGGCGACTATGTCGCTATCTGTCACCTGGCCTTGGACCATTGCCAAACTTGCGTACTCGATAGTGCCGACGCTATAGGCACCAATCGCGCACCCCCATCCAGCCACCAGCGCTATCCCGCTACCAGTTGGGCGATACGCGGTCACGAAGCACTGGAACGGAAGTGACATATTGCCCCATCCGCCAGCCGTCCTATAACCAATGCCGCCTAGCGAATAGCCGCCTGTATCAGACGTTCGCATCGGCTCAAAAACAATGGGGGTCCGCCCAGTGAGATCTTGAACGGCGCTGACAATTGATTGCCGCGTGCCATGGTCGCGAAGTAGACTATTCTGGATCAGCGAGCGAAAGGCATCATCACTTTGTCCCGCGCGACGTTGAAGGCGTCCCCCAAAGAAATCACTCGCTATGACGTCGAGCCAGACATCTGTCGCCGTCGCAATCCGCGTCTGCATCCGCACGTAATATAGAAGCGAATAGGCCCATGACCACATCGATGCCAAACCAGAGAGCAGGCCGTCCAGCACGGGTGTGGAATCAGCAAACCAACGTACCGGGAGCACGGCCCTCATTCGGGCAAGCATATCCTCCTGATCACCAGTCATTTCAGTTTACCGTGACCAAATCGACTTTGACCACGCCATTGATGGGAGGTACGATGTCCACAGTACTCCCATTCAGCTGAACTTCCGTGACATTCGTCACCGCACTCGAAGCCGAATACGCCAACTGACTGATCCGACTTATCGGCAAAGGTGTGCCGATCGGCAGGCTATCAATGAAGCTGGTCAGCGCTGTGGACACCGAGGCCGCCAACTGCGTACTTGTAGCGCCACCGGAAACGGTGAGGGTAAGCGCAACATTCACATCGGTGACTGCCGGAGGCTGGATCGTGAAAATCGAACCAACCGGCCGCACCGCATCCACAGCGGCTTGCACGGTGCTCAACAGCGTCGTTGACGGATATCCGGAACCGTCATCAACTGTTACGACAAAGCTACCCATCTGCTGGCTCCCGTCGGGATTTTCGTTTTCCTGGATCGCGTAAAGCAAGCCTTGCTGGATGCTGTTCACCGCATAGCCGACCGCCAGAGGCGTCGCACGTGATCGGCTATCAATATAATTTTGAAATCGAATGCGCAAAGCGCTATCGGTCTCTGCATCCAGGCCATTTTCGAATGCTGCGGCATTGCCCACTGCATCGACACCTGGTATCGCCGAGGCAAGCAGTGTGATCGATCCGGCTTGGACATTGCCTGCCGACCCGGCGATCTGCGCAACGACCGGCACAGCCACCGAGCTGGCGGTCGTCGCCATAATGTAACCGTTCTGCGTAGCGTTCCACGCGATATTTGTCGTGTCCACACTGACCACGAATGTCTGCGTTCCATCGGAAGTGCGCACTAGCGAACCGACCGGCACCAAGGCGGTCCCAAGCACTGTAAATCGTGTGAAGGTGACGATGCCGGTCGCCGCCACGGCAGGCAACCGGGACAACCCGAAATCGGCCATCCAGCTATCGAGATCACTGCCAGCGCTTGTTGCCGCCCGTGTCGTCTGAAGAACCAACAGTATCAGCCATTGCATCCACAGCCCGATAGACGCATTCGCTTCCAGGACCGCTCGTAGTGTCGATCCGACAGTCAGATCCAGCAGCTGGCTGGCGGCGGATTGCACGGCGGCAGCCATGTTCTGCATCAGCGTCGTGAAGTTCTGGAGGGTGAGTTGCATGCCCTATCCGCCGATCGAAAAGGATAACACCTGTGTCTGCCCGGACGGCGCGTCAACGTAAAGGATCTGGACGTAGACGGTTCCGGTGCCCCCCGATGGGTCGAGTTGTATGCTGATATTTGGTTCGGGCGTCCGCGCCACAGCGGATTCCTTAAATATCTGGCTCCGAATGACCGCCTTAATCGTGGAAATATTGCTCGGCTGACCTATGAACTGCGCCAACCCTGCTCCATAGCCGATCTGCCAAATGTAGTCGCCGGGATTAGTCATAAGGCGGCGCAGGACACGCTGTTGACCGAGCAGAGATCCGCTAACCAATGCGAGGTCGCCGGTCGGCCCGATCGCCAGATCGCCACCCCACTGAAGTGCCAAATCGTACATGCTCAGTCTGGCGCGCTGGTCGTGGACGTCGCACCGCCACGGGAGTCGGTATGGATGTGCTGGTTGTAGTGACCACGCAGCCCCGCGAGGGAGCCATGGCGATCGTAAACATCGCCTGCAACATGCAGGTCACCTGATATTTGTACGGTGCCGTCATTTTGAAGCTTCAGGAAGCTACCCGACTGGTGCACGAGCCATAACTCGCCCGACGGTGCTTGGGGCGCACTCGCCACGCTGCTGAAGGCCCGACCAATGACGACTCCATGCTCGGCATCCCCTTCCTGGGCCAGGACAAGAACCTGATCACCTGGCGCCGGCGGGCAACTCATCCCCCATCCTGCGCCGACCCAGGGCGAGAGCAGCGGCAGCCACCCGCTCAGCACGGATTCGGGTTGCATCATCACCCGCACCGTGGCGTTTACGGCATCGACAGAAGTGACCAGACCGAAGCGAGGCTGGGCCTGAATTTGATCCAGGCGCCCCGCTTCACCTTTTAGTGCGTTAATAAAACGGTCCATCGCACCTATCCTGTCACGCTGCCTACTATGTCTGCAGGCGTTGTCGAGATCGTACGAGGTGAAGTGTTCTTGGCGCGCAGACGCTGCACAAAACCTCGCTCTACCGACAAATGCCTGTCGATAATGTCAACAAAATAGGTCTGATCGAAATCCGTGGCCGTGCCAACCAATTGGATCATGCTGCGTGAATCCAGCGTCAGATCACCGGGCATTGTGGCCTCCCACACCCGTTCGTGCTGGGTTAGCTCCGCTGCCTTCTGCTGGGCCAACTTCAAGGCGTCATTCATCGTCAAGTTTGGACGGACGAAGACATAATTCTGCGGGGGACCGGCTTGCCGCGTGGCTGCTGCACCGGCGCCTGCTCTACCAGACGACCGCACGGTCTGCGTAAAGGCATTTTGCTGGCGGCTGTTCCAACTTTTCACCGTGACGACAATATCACGCGCCAGCGTGAGAGAGCGATCGAGTCGTAGGTCCTGAAGCAGAGCGGGCGTCACCACATAGGGCATTGCAAGCGTGCTGGGGGGCGGTTGGAAATAAAGGGCTGTCCCGCTGACGAACACGTCAAAGCCTTCCTGTCCAGCCAAGAATGTCAACAAATCCCACTCGGTCATTGATCGGCTGAATTGGTTAAGTGCAACGCGATCATGCTCGCTCTGGTAATAGCGACCAACCGGCGTTGTCGTCGCAGTGACGACCGGTGTCAAACTGTGGCGCTGCGCAAATATTGCCGCGATCTCGCTTGATGTACGATTTGCAAATGTCTCCTGAGTGCGATTATCAATCATGCTTGCCGTCAAATCGCGGCCTTCGATACGCAGTGTCGCCGTCAACACATCGATCGATACGTTGTCTATCAGACCTTGTATCAGGCTGGTGTAAGTAGCGCCCCCATCCAGGCTGAACTGGACATCAAGCAGGATGTCGGTCTGGGATGCCCAATATGCGGCAGTTGCCCATAGATCGATACCGATAGCAACGACTGCGGTGAAGCGATCTGCCGCATAGTGATTGTTTGACAGTACTTCAGCTTCGACGACGCCCTGTATAGGCGTACCATTGGCCAGGATTTGCAGCCGGGGTTCCCGCCAAGGTGACGTGATTGAGGGGCCAGAGATAACCGAACCGACTAAGTCGAGGCCGGCTGACGTCCCGGCAATTTCAGAGATTGCGTTGCTCACGTCGTCACTGTGGAGCGACACCGCCGCCCGCATTCGTATCGATGTCGGGTATAAGAACAGTAACCACGCCGTTCAACATTGGATCATCGATTCCGTTGAGTTGCGCGATCCTGATCCATTGTGTGGCATCGCCAAGCTGTTGTGATGCAATCTGAAATAGATTTCCGCCGGCCACGGTTAGTGTCAGCATGATTAGGTGCTCGCGTATGCAAGATTGGTAGCTGCACGACCCACGTAGCTCTGTGCAAGCGTGAGCTGACTGAGTTGCTGCGATGCACCGACAGCAGTTGCCAGGTTGGCCACGCCGCTATCAGCACTGCCTGAAGACGTTATGGCGTCGACCGGCAACGCCGTTGCGGCGGCGTTGCTAGCACTGGTCAAATCCGACTGCGCAGCGGCGATACCAGACTGAGCGACGTTATAGGATGCCGTGTCGCGTACGGTTGCCGATGGATCCGACATCGTCGATTGGAGAGACGAGATATCGACGCCACCAGACATTGCCTGGCTTATAGCTGTCCCGACGTCGCTCAGGACAGACGCGCCCAGCGATACCGCCGCCTGTATAAGCGCACTGGCCTCGTCACGCAGTACCGTGCAAATCATCCTATAAGGTATCCAATTTGTGGTCGAGTAATTCGCCTGAAATTGGGCGATGACGACGGTATAGAAGAATACATCCCAAGTCAGCGGCAGAAGCGCGCCCGAAGCACGCATCTCATCAAGTAGTCGCGCCCGTAGGGTTGCGTCGTCACCGCAGAAAATGCCCGAAAAAGCGATGTCAGCATCGTCACGACCCAATGAATCGATCACCCTTGCGCCACCTGGAAGTCGGTGTACGGTCAGACGCTGCTTTCCGCCGAAATTAATCCCGCAAGGAACTTCGAAATCCTGAAAGATAACTGGCCCCAGTGCGAGAGTTGTATTCGCCATCACGAATCGCTCCATCTGGGCGGCCAGGACATCGGATATAATTGTTCCTGCATGCTCATGCCAAGCGACGCGCACTCAGCCACGCGGCGCATCGGCAGGCAACTGGTCGTTGAATAATGAGCACTTCGTCATACGAACGCCATTGCCATCTGCAGTGCATGGATTGGCCCTTGGATTGGGCGTCTGGCTATCAATTACCAATTGGGGCGCCCGGCCAACTCGGCGTCATGCGCTGATCGAATCCTGTCGCCCCAGCTTGCGGCCTTGTTATCTGTCGCTCGAGGTACCGCGTGATCCACCGCCCGACTACGGCGCCGTCCAGATGGAGTTCGGCGTACGCCGGACGGACGGGGTCCCCCGGCCCAGGGCCCATGTCGGCTTGCCGCCGGTCGGCCGATTTCATCGGCTTCTCGGCGCCAGGAGTGGCCTGTGTGCGCAACGGAATGGCAGGAGCCACGGATATCGGAGGTATTCCCGAAGCGCCGCGCGAGGTCCATTTCGGCTGCGATGGCGCAGCGACGTCCGGCTGAGATAAGGGCCGACTGGGCTTTTGCGGCGGCGGCGACGGAACAGACGAGATAGTAGGGGACGGCCGCAACAACGGCGCATGCACAGATGCCGAGTTCGTCGGAGCTGGCGGTGGCGGTGATCTGATTGCGACGGACGTGCTGTTCGTCGGCGAGGATTGAGTAACCTTTACAGGAACTGGCGCTTTGTCGGTGTCCGGCGGCGGCTTGCGGGGTGTGATGGCAGTTGGACTGACAGCCGGAGGCGTTGGGGTGGCCGGCGGCGCGACAGGCACGACCATCGCGGCTAACGCTGACGCAGGAGTCGTTGTTGGAATAGCTACGCTGATCACCCGCGTGGCGGGTGAAGAAGGCGGCGGAGGAGGCACGGTGATCGCGGGCTTGGCCGGCGGAACGGCCTGCGGGGACGCCGACCCTAATGTGGGTGCGCTGGCAAGCCACGGTGACAGTGCTTTGGCTATCGGCGGGGAAGGCACCTGGGACTCGGATCGCAGCGATGGCGGCGACGCTGTTGATGGCGGCGCAGGCGGCGTCAACGACCGCGCAATGGCGACGAGATCGAGCGGTCGGGCGCCGTCCTTGGACAGTTGCGGTGGCGGCGGCGGTTCCGGCCCGACGGGCGCATGGGGCGGGATCTGTATGACCGAGATAGGGTCTCTGTTGGGTGCTGGAATGCCCGAGGGCGCAATTGGTACGTAAATGACTTGCGGCAGAGCCGGAGATACGGGTGCCGGTGGATCGGTTGGCCGCGACGGGACCGCGCGTGGTGTTATAGCAGGTACCCCGGGTCCGGGGGCAGCCGCCGCAATCCGGGGGGCAATGACGGGCGGTGGCTGTTGCACCGTCACTTGTCCGGTCGCTTGCGGTTCCGTCGATATAGGCGAAGGAGGCGCTATCTGCCGATCAGATTTGGAAGGCCGGACGATTGCATCGCTTTGAGCGGTCTGGCTGGCTGGAGTGGACAAGCCGGCATCCGCAGCAAGCTTGCGCAGCATGAGAATTTTGGCTGTACTCTCGGCAACGGCGGCATCCAGCTGTGTTAGGTCCTGACGGATTGTCCTAATACCATCAGAAACACCGTCTTCCAGCGCAAGTGTGATACCGATCGTATAGGCGTCGATCATCTCAATGTTCCGCGAGATGGCGCGCAAGCGCGGCAGCTATCGATGCCACCAAGTCTTCGGCGGTATCTGCCGCAGTCGAGGCCAGGAACGAGCGCGGCGGATCGGATCTAGTGCCAAGCTCCTGATCGACTGCCACATAGCTGGACGAACCAACGACGGCGATCGTGCCGTCGGAGTCGTGAGTGATCGACTCGCGCAAAGCGCCCGTCTGCAGCCATGGCGCAGTGTGATCCTCGCCTGGTGCCATTGATAGAATGTCGACAACCTTGGCCTCGAGTTTCTGAGCGGCTGCCTCGAGCGAATCGGCAACAACCTGCCCAATGTCGAGACGATCGAGCCGCTCCTCTGCTTGACGCAAGCCTCGGACAAGTCTCATTCCAGGTCCACCCAACGCATGCTGTGCCAATCGAAGACGTGGCCCGCGATCGTACCAAGGGCTACCACATAGGCCAGCCGCTCATCATCAGGCAGGCTGAACGCAACGTCGAAGGGCACCCCGTTCCTGACCAGGAAAAGACAGTCGATCAGGTCGGGGTGCCTGCTCAGTTTCCCGCGCTGGCCGCCAGATCGGCAGGTTGCTCGGCTGCATCGGATCTGAGGGCAGCGGCAACAGCTGCAATGCCAGCGTCACCAAGCCGCGCGACCATCGCTTCGATCTGATGTTCCGTCCCCGGCTGTGGCACCGGTACATCATCTATCGAGGCAACCGACGACGCCAGGAGCGCCATACCAAGCCATGGCTCGTTTTGGGCCAAGACGGGGCCAGCGGCTTTAAACAGTCGCAACTTATCAAGCGCATTGAGGCGCCGCAGGGTCAATCGTGTACCGTCGGCTGTCATAGCTGTCCGATCGACCGTTGCGGCAGCAAGGATACTCGATGTCGGTCCCATCCCCTATCCCCTGCTAAATCCGCAATCGACGTGAGGCAAAGAAGTCTAGTTTCTGCTTGACGCTCGAGTCGCCTTTCCACTGACCAGCACTCGCAAGACGGAAAGTGACGCTATCATATTGGAACGTCGACGTTGATCCATCTGTCTCGGTGATATACTGATACATCGTTCCGAGGACTGGCTGACTACCATTATAGTAAGATTGCTCGGCAGCGGATATGAAGTCGTCAGCTGCCGAATTTCCGCGCTCGATATCGAAGCTACCCTCCCACCCCTTCGGCAGCTCGGTTCCCATCTGTTTGCCGTCCAGCCGGTCCACGCGGACCGACTGTGTGAGTTGGCGTGCCTCGAAGCCGGTAACATGCGACAAGTCGATTCGGCCGGAAGCCCCGATCACCACGAGCTGAGTATCGCGGCCGACAGAGAAATTGTTCAGTGCCATTATCCGATCTCCTTATGACGTTTGCCCGCTCGGCAGCGTCTGGACTGAGACCTGTACAGTCTGGCCACCTTCGATGTTGACGATGAACTTTTCATTGATCGACTGATACTGAACCTGGGCATCCGACTGGACGTAGCCGAGACTGGTGCGTGAGAGCGGATTGTTGGAAGTGTCGCAGACGACACTGAACGGCAAACTGCCGTCAGTGCTACCCAGCAGGCCCTGACTCAGCATATTCTGTAGAAAACTAAGCTGCGTCGCACGTATCTGCTGGAAAAGATTTGCATTGATGACCATGCCGACATACTGACCCATACCAGCAGCCAGTGTGGCGGCAATGTAATTGGTCAGGCGAGTATAATTGTCGCCATTCACGGCAGCGTTGGAGGAGGAGTTATGCCCTCCGCGAACTCCCCAATAACTGCCGCCAGGCTGCGGGTTGGCAATCACGTCGATGCCAGCACTCAGCAGCACCGAAAGGTCTGCCGAGGAATAGCTCGTTGTCTGACCAGACCCGGGCAACCCGGATTTCTGACTGCCAATGACACCATAGAGCTGCTTATTGAGGCTTGACTGCTCCGGTGAGAGATTGGCGAGGCGCCCCGCGGCGAAGCCCTGAGGCGACACCAAGCGCACAGTCCCATTGACTTGATCCGACCACCACAGCCAGTCCCCGAACATCAGCTTTGCCGCGTAAGAGTCCAAACCCACCTGCTGCTTCAACGTAACGGCACTGGCAATAGTATCGCCAGCCGGCCCCGTCAGCATCATGTAGATGCCTTCTTCGAGGCCGAATCCGGCCTGGGTTGTGTATTGCGTGGGATCGTCGGCGTCGGCGAGCAGCGCAATCCCGCAACCCTGACCGCGCAGGGCATACATTCCATGGCGGGGCAGGATGTCCGACCCGATCAATGTAGCTGCAGTGATGCTGGCCGCGCCGTCGGTTCCGGAAGTGCCAGTCCCAAGACTGAGCGAAAACGCGGCAGGGCTTGCCGTTGTGCCGTTAGCACTGGCAATAATCAATTGTGACGGACCGCGCAGGAGGCCCTGACCTTGGTTGACCGCCGAGGCCAGGGCCGTCCAAAAGCCGGCACCGGTACCACCAATGTTGTCATACACTTCGGGTGCAAGCCCCGGAAGCGCCACAGTCAGTCGCCAAGTATTGGCCTGTGAGCCGGAACCCATCGTTAATACTATCTGGTTGCCCAATGACCCGGTATACAAGGCGGTGAAAATGAATGTTGTACCAGTGACAGCTGCCTGCGCGGCAGTGTCGGTTCCGTCGGTCACCCTGACACAACGAAAATTCTGCGCTCCCTGCTGAACCGCAGTTGCGACTGGTGTGCCCATATCATATTTGCGCGCGATGATAGGACCATACGTTTGTGCGTAATCTGACATCGTCGCCACAATAACGGGCTGGCCAATTGGTCCCCACGACGCAGTGCCAACAATACCGAGCACGTTGGTCGGAACACCGTTAAGAACAAGGCTTTGAGGTGGCACGATCTGCACGTACAGATCCGGCACCACGAGAGCCGTGGTGTTGATGCTTCCCTGTTGGACGATAGGCATAAATCAGCCCTCCTTCTGCGACGGCACTACGACACGTACGACGTGGGTTGCCTGCTCGCCCCGCAGAATCTCGGCGATACGCCCTTCATGGGTGACAGAGTCACCCCTCGCAAAGCCGCTGAACGGCTTCACAACCACCAGATGCATTTCCATAATATCTCCGATTTACGCGATAAGATTCGCGGCATTCAGACCGAGACTACCGAACAGCATAGAGGGCTGCTCAGCAGTAATCGTCGTTGCATATTCCACCGTGTAGGCTAGGTCACGGCGGTACAAGATGGCATCCTGAGATTGGTCGAGTACGGTGCTTCCCGAAAATATAAGCCTGGCGGCGGTGCCATCCGGCATCGTCATGAAATGTGTCATGGCGAGTACCGTATCGATCGCAACAGCGACAGCGTCGCGGAGCAACGGCGAAGGGCACCAGCAGATGACTCGGAATCCCTGCGTTTGGCGGCGGACTTCCATAAGACCAGACGCATCAGCGACGACCCGCGCCAGGACGTCACTGGAGTTTTCAAAGGTAAGCGTTGCATAAGATTGCAACACAAACCCGTCGGCGCGCGCCAAAATTGCGATATTTGCGGCGACCGAGGTTGGCGTATCGGCTGCCGTGGTCCGATAGACGTAGCTGCGCCCATCAACACGGACACCGGCCAATTGACCTGAAGACGCCGAGCCACCGAAGGTGACAACAGGTCCAGCGACGGCCACGGTTAACGTGGGTGTAAGTTCTGCTGTTATCCATTCGCTCGGATAGCGTGTCGTGTTGCGCATCGCCAAGCCTGAAGGAAAGACCGTGACGTTAATCCTACCGGCTGCTAGATCGGCGTTCAGTGCTGCCGCCTTTGGCCATCCTCGATAGATACGGCAGACGGGGCCAGGGACACTGCCAGCGCCCGTACCGCTCGGGTATAGCGCCGACGAGACGAGCGCGACGAGTTCGGTCTCCACGTCAGATTGATCCGCCATCAGGTGCTCGTCTGCTGGACCGTTATACGCCAACCGAGAGAAGTGAGCTCGGCTGCAGCCACCGTGGCATTGCGCCCCAGATCATCCCGCATTCGATCGGCCGGCAGGAGAACGACGTCGCGATAGGCCGGCATCAGCACAGTCCAGAAGGGCACAGATTGGTCCGACGGAAGATCCGCACTGGGCTGTCCAGAACCGCCAACTCCAAGGACACTGGCCGGCCAGTCCGTTAGCAGAGGGGTATTGGCGTCAGCGGTGACGCCACTGTACCCATTCACCCCAGTGACAGAGGGCGCGTCAGGACGTGAGAATGACACGATCCGGTCGGCCTTGACGCACAGCACCGGGAGGAGGTCCTGTTGGGCGGCGATGAACCAGATATTCCCGTTCTGTACCAGATAATCACCGACCTGCGTGTAGGCAGCGTCAAAGACGCCGTGCCATATCGCGGATCCATAGCCGCTGGGTTTCAGGAACCGGTTATCCGGGCCGGTAAAGGCAGCATGGAGGCGCAAAAACCGATTGGTTGGTGCGATCGGCGTTGCGGTCCCCGACGCCCTGTAGGCATCTGTTGATGACCCAATGTTTCGGGCCGCGACGTTGAGTCCCCAACGGATGCGGTCCTGGATATGGTCGAATGACATTCAGACCAATAGCGTGATGCCAGAGGAAGCGAGACCGGGCCCTGGCGGCAGTCCAAAAAACGAGCAAAGTCGACGCCGCCAGTCATCGAACAGCGCAGTACGATCTGTGACTTCCTTGCGATTATGCGTCCAGACGGCTGCCTGATCGGTATCGAGATTTTGCGCCGCCGTCGGTACGGCCGCTTCGAGCGAGTTCAGATTAACCAGGTAGCGTCTAACGACCACTTCCTCGGCTGGGGACAGATTGTTCATTCGGAATTCCAACAATCCGTAAGCCTGATAGAAGCGCCAGTTCTCAAAGCCCGCCGCAGTGCCGCCGTAGGCGGGGTACCCGCAGAACCGACGGATGTCAGTTTTTTCGGCGTCCAAAAACATCAGAGATAAGACCCATCCCCGCGCGTGAACAGCACGGCTCCCGCGCCGGTGGCCAGAACCACCGCGGCGTAGCCAATGATGGAATTGACACCGAGCATGACGCGGGAGTTGGGCAGTACTGGCATATCAGCGACAGTCGCTACGACATTCGTATCCGAACCGAACCTGACATAGGCAAGAGATCCGGTGGTGTTCGTGACGACGACCGAGTCCCCGCCGCCGGCGAGCGCCACATACCTTGATCCAGTCGTCGCCGCAGCCGAAGTCGTCCCAGTGGGACGGAACGGCATGATTGAACCGTTGGCCATAACTGCTCCGTCCTGTGGACTAATTTCACTGGAATTCGACGACCCCGACCCGCACTGTTAGCCGATATGTTCAACCATCACGGCACGCTTGAAGGCGGCATTGGTTGCCGTTGGGACAGTCATCCAGTTGGTTGTAGTATCGGATGGGGTACAGAAACCGCCGATCCAATACCAGGACTGGGCGATGATCTGCTGCAACCGGTCGATCGGCTCACGGGTGACCATCGCGACGTCATCGACTATTGTTACAATCGAGTCTGCAGGCGCAACATCATCGGCCGCCATGCCAGCAAAATCGCCCTCGATAAGGGCTCCTTGGCCACAGATGATCGGACGGCGCACCAGCAGGCTGGGAATTGTGGGATGCGTCTGAACAAATGCTTCGGTGGTCGGGATAAAGCGAAGGCCTAGGAAGCCGTTCACCATGCCCTGGCGAAAGACCTGGTTCGTTGAGGTCGCGCCTTGGAAGAGCTGCTTGAAGTCGGGATCTGCGAAGAGCTGCCGTGCGGATACCGGATCCAAATAGCAGTTGTAGACGCCATCAATCTCCGGCACAGCGTTCACTCGAAGCTTCGCCACCGCATCAAGCAGATTGCCCATGGTCAGCGTATCGCCCGCCACCAGTTGGCTGGTATTGCCGCGTTGCGATGGGCGGATAATCACTGAAGCCGTGGCAGCCATCACGGTGTTGCCGGCAGTACCGTCTGCGACGGATACACTGTTGGCAAAGGTCAGAACGCCCGATATCCCGTTGGGCGCCGTCGACACGCTTGTGGCATCCGCCAAGGCCCCGATGAGCGTATAGGATTCCCCGGCCACCGTCACCAGCATCGTATTCGTCGCGCTGACTGCAGTCTGTACGCCGTTCACGAAGACAAACTGGAAGCCGCGGATATCGTCGACCGAGAGGCTCGCACTTGCAGAGGTAAGCGTAACCCGCACGGACGTGTTGCCGCCGAAATACGCGTTGAACAGCGCATTCCGCGCGATCTCATCAAGGCTTCGGCCGGCCTGCTCGCCATTGACGTAGGCGTTCTGTAGGAACTGGCTGGCAATGCCGACCCGGCTGGTCACCATGTTGAGGTCGGTGGTGGCCGCGTAGTGGTTAATCGACAGCGTGTACTGTTCAACACCCCAACTCGTTGGCGTCAGACCATTGTCAAGGTTGGTGTTGGTGGCCGGTGCCAGTGGCGTCGTGACGGTCGGCTTTAGACCGGCACGGGTCTTGGTGAGTGTCTCACCAATGCCAACTGCAACCGTCTCACGATCCGCGCAGGCGCGGTATCCGAGGCGCGAGCGCAGCGCCTGCTGGAATTCGCGCTCCAGGAAACCCTGCTGGATGATCGGCTGCAATGCCGCTGGGAAGTTCTGGATGGGCATGTCGGGTATTGCTCCTTCGGATCAAAAGTTTGGCCGGGGGCGATCGATATCAGCGCCGTTGCTTGAGGATGGCAGCGCGAGCCGTGCGGTACTCCGCATCGGTCATTTCGGTGGCCATCTTCTGCTTTGGCGGTGTTACCGGGGGCGGGCTGGATGGATTTGACGAAGAGGACTGAGGCGCAGCGACGAAGAGCCAAGGCTTACTTTTGCGCAGATCCTGCATCAGCACAGCTGCCCCCTCGACTTCGCCCCGCTCGTTAAGCTTCAGAGTAGGGAGATCGATTAGGCGGAGCCCGTCCAAGTCAATCATGCCCGCACGCACGGCTTCGGCCTTTAGCTCGGAGCGAACGAGACGATCCTCGGTATGGCGTTGCAATTCAGTCAGCTGGCGCTCCAGTGAGTCAGCGCGCGCACGCAGTTGAGCCATGACTGCAGCACTGGGATCCTCCGATGAATGCTCGGGTGAATTTGACATCAGATTGTCCTTTCCGATTTCTCATCCGAAGCAATACGTGCCAATTCGTCCGCCACATCCGCGATATCATATGTATCTGCAATGGATTTAACGGCCGTCTCGCGGCTTATCTGGCCAGCGGCGGCCAAGGTTGAAAGTGTGAGCGCATCTTTTTGGCGGTCGTCCGCAGTTGGCGCGTACCAGCGCGGCCACTTCAGCGAAAGGCGTGCCGCGGGATCCAATGCAGGCGCAGGTTCACCCATCACCGTAAGAGGATATCTTTGAGCTGCGCGTAAAATCATACGTGCGAGCTGCAGCAAAGCGCCCTCGCCGTAGCTTATGCGTAGGTTATCAGCGAGCCAGATCAGTCCTTGATTAAGCAGTTCCAGCGCACGGCCGGATTGAGCGGCTGAGAGCCGGTCCGCATTTGCCCGGTTTCCATGGACACTTTCCAGTGCGAACTCTCGCAGCGTCCGGACATATTCGATAACCGCTGCGGATGCGGTACCGCCAATTTCCAACAGCTTCGCATCACCATTTTCATTGACCACCAAGGCATTTCCCGCACCTTTGATGATCTGACTATCGGTTGAAGCGGGTTCTTTGATGAGAAGCGTTGGATCGCTGCTGTATTTCAGGCCCCTGCCCGCCTGGCTGAGCTGATAGTCAATCTCTATCTGTGTCTCGATCGCGGCACGGAAGGTACAAGCTCCGTCGTCGCTACTGCCGGTAGACGATAGGCCTGGCAAATTGCGGACCCATACCAATGGCACAAAGCCCAAATTGTGCTGGACGCTTCGTAGATCATCTATGGCAGACGAGACCGGATCACCGACTGGAGACGGAACGAACCATGTCTCGCTGACGCAATCCCATGTACGGGTGAACCAAAATTCGGCTTCGGGATCTAATAAATCGTCGTAGCCAGTGGCTACAAGGACTTGGCCAGAAACTTTATAGCGTTCAGTAACGGAGGCCAGTGTATCAGGCTCATCAACCGACCAGGTAGGCGTCAGGTAAGCCGTATCCAGTACAGTCACGAATATACGGCCACGCAGTACTCTTAGCAGCAGTGCAACCGATCCCACCGAACCGCGGATGGCGGCATCCGTCATCACTTGATTGAGACGTGCGTCCCTAACGATGTCTGCTAATACTCCGCGTGTATCTGCATCCGCGCAGTCAATGGTTGGGAAGTGTCCCTCGCTAAACAACAGCGATACGCTATCTTCTACGACTACCCGGCACAGCGCGTAGCGCACCGAGGGCCGGCGACTGCGCAGCGGAATGTAGTCGCCGCCAGTTCCTCGCTCCTCGTGAAACTGATACGGTAAAGCATCGTAGAATGTACCATCGAGCACGCGTCTCAGGATGTCGAGCACGCGGGTCCGTGGCGCGAAATCGTTATCGCGTGGGATCAGATCGCAGATCGTCTCGAACATTTAAAGTCCCGAACACCGTGAATTCAATTCAGAACCATCGCAGAGCCGACGGCTCCGCTGTCACGCTGACGCTCAGCGGGCGAGGAAATTCACATTGAGCCGCCGGGCCGGAATACCGGCTGGGGCAAGGCGCGCGAAGGCGCGCGCCAACGCGTCCACCTGGTCGTCTTTGCGGCCTTGTGGAAAGTCACGCAGTTCGTCGATGAATGCTGTGTTCCAATTGGCGCGAACAATGGCGATATTGCCAGCCTCCATCTGAGCAGCGACCGGCGTCGCTCGCAGAGCCTTCGAACCCGTCTCGGGAGAGACGGAGACCTGAAACCCGGCCAATTTAGCGACGTAACTCGACGCAACGACCTTGCCAGCTGAACCGGGGTCCTGCGGCAAAGCTACAAAGACGTCTGGTCCGTCACGCCGAGCAGTGTCGACCAACGTACATTCGACCTGCCACGCCGTGCCGCGCAGACGGACCACATCCAGGACCACAAATCGGCCACCAGCGTCGCGAAACAGCTTTACGCCGACCGTCCAATCCGGGTCATTATCGTCGGCCTTCGACGTTGCCGCGAGATCCCAAGCCCGGACAGGACGTAGTTGCCCAAAGTCGGGTGCCATATCGAGGATCAGAAGCCGGTCAACTTTGAACAGGCCGCCTTCCCGGGAACGCGGCGATTGCTGGAACATGGCGCTCCAGGCACGCTCGCCGATGGCTTCGCGCTTGCGGAGCAGCGCCGCCATATCTTCCCATTCCGGCCAGAGTGGAACACCGGTGGGGCGATGCAGCGGATCGTTCGTCTCGGCTATGGCCGGCAGTCGGAGGATTCGCCATTGGGGACCGCTTTGAGCCAGCAGTCGGCCACCGAGATCGTCGTCGTGCCATCGTGTCATTACCAAGACGACACGGCCTCCGGGCGTCAGCCTGGTTACAAGGTCGGACCGGTACCAGTTCCAGGCGAGTTCGCGGGCCGCGGGACTATCCGCCTCGACTTGGGACTTGACCGGATCGTCAATAACGATCAGGTCGGCGCGGCGCCCGGCGATCGAACCCCGCAGACCGGTCGCAAAGTACTGACCGCCTGTGGACAACCGCCAACGCCGGGCAGCGCGGTTGTCAGACATCAACGCGCTGCCCAGGGGCGAGGTGTCGTCACCAATGAGGCCCCGCACTTGCCGGCTGAAATGTTCGGCGAGAGCCGCGGTGTGGGAAGCAGCGATAACAGAACTGGAAGGATGTCGGGCGAACCACCAGGCTGGGAAGACCACAGACGTATAAGTCGACTTGCCGGCGCCCGGCGGCATCAGAACCATCAGCCGATCGATGCGTCCAAAAGCCAGAGCCTCCAGTTCGGCAAGTAAAAGGCGATGGTGGGCTGCAGGGACATGGTCGGACGACGCCATAACGTGGGCTGCCCAATCAGTCAGACCGATTCTTGCCGTGCCGCGTCGATTTACTTCCTCCGCCATGGTAGGTTCGGTGGTCGGTGACCTCGGCATCGTCCAGACTGCTCACTTCCTCGGGCGGCTGAACAACTCGATGGAGGATCGCAGGTGGACGACAATGCGATGCATGGCCGCACACTCGCCATCGGTGCGTGCCGGTCGCGGTTCACAAATTTAACCGATAATGTGGCGGTCGGGCTGGCGAGGAGCAGTGGGAATGAACGATCATGGGAGATCGTAACGGCGGAGCGCCTTGCGGCCTCTAAGTTGCCGGCGGGCCACAACTCGCCATCATGCCGAGAAACATACGCCATTCTGGGGTGAGTGGGCAAGGCATTTTTTCGTATGATTCGGTTTATTTTCTTGGGCGCCCTGATCCTCCTCGTGGCCGGCTGCAATAACGAGGCAGCGGACGCGCTGCAATCGGGGACTGTGATGGGACTAATAGGTCTCGAGGGACGCTGGACTGGGCCAGTGGTGCCAAAATCCGATGGGTGCGGCCCGACCACCAAAGGACAGATGTCGGTGGAACGGAGGACATTTGCTTTCGATCCCTTCCAGGCAACCACGGTGATCGATGGCACCGTATCGGGGGACGGGGCTCTCGAAGGCCTATTCTCACGTCCGGGTGGCAGCCAGCAGACAGTCTCAATCAGGTTCTCGGGGATGCACACCCGACACGACGGTGCGGCGGAGACCATCGATGGCCAACTGGTATCAGGACACTGCGCCTGGACGGTAAGTCTGAAGCGCGGGTAA